GTACGGGCTGCACTGCCCGTTCCGGAAAATTGCAGGAAGAGGATTGATCCTGTCTTCTGGGAGAGCCTGGCCACGGGCGGACGCATTTTTTCCAGGGCACACCGCTATTTCGACATGCCGCTGCCGGAGCACATGACTAAAATTGTAAAACGGATAAAAGAAAAATTTCATGCAAAAGATAACACTCGATGAATTTTGCGCCCATTGGGTGAGGGAAAGGGAAAAGGGAGGCTGGGATCCGTTCCTGCCCAGCCGTCTGGCGGGTAACACGTTTGATTTTGCCACCGAGGCCGGACAGTACAGCCGGCGGCAATTTCTTGCCTCCTTTCCCTCGGGAGGTTTCTGCGGCGGCACATGGACGCCACGTACCTCCCGTTGGGGGCGGAAGTTTACACATCCGGTCATGAATGACACGGGAGCTCTTGCCGCAGGTATCAAGGGAGAAGCGGACAGGACCGATATCAGGGGGCGGCGCAGCGACGGTAGTTGGATATTCCGTAAAGGGGCCCGCTACTCAATATGGACTACCGAGAAGAGCATTCCGGTCAAAGGCAAACGGGGACGTAGCAAGAACCGCTACGGGCATTATGCCGCCGTACACAATACCGACCCGAAATTTGGCCTGTACACTGTGAACCAGCATTCTGCACGGCGTCCCGTACACCGCCAGTTCATCGGTTTCTCCCCGAAGATAGAGGATTACATCGCTGATAACTTTATGGATATGATTTTTAAAGGATTTCCGGGCGTATGATAAAGGACAAGCATTCCGTAAGGCAACCGCATCAACCGGCTCCCGTGCAGGAAAGCCTGCCGGAAGAAGTGTCTGAAAATCCGTTTGTGAACATGTATCAGGCGGTGAAGCGGGCCATACAGACCATAAGGGAGGATCCGGACGATCCGCTCTCACCTCCCTTTTTCAAGACTATAGCCATTGACAACGGACAGTTCGCCCGTATCGTACGTGGGGAAAACACGGAATATGAGACCCTTTTTCCGGCCGTCTTTATCCATTTCGTCAACGTGAGGTACCTGGTGCAACAGCAGAGAATCGGCGAAGGACGCGCCACCATGCGTGTACGCTTCATTCTTAATACGCTCAACAACGGGGACGAGGATAGGGAGTGCGAGTCATTCATCGTATTCCAGAGGCTGAACGTGGCCATTCAGGATGCCAAGAACAGGGAATCCGCCCTTAATGAACGGTGTAACCTGACCTATTTTGACATGCCGACAACCACCAATATGCTCCAGGCGTATTGGGTGGACTATGAGGTATGGTTCCGGGAGTCTTCCGCATGGAAATACAGGGATTGGATAAGACGCTATCTGGTCATGCCGCCTTTCACGCAGCATGGCGATGCGCCGCAGCATGACGGCGGCGGGCACGGCTATCACCCTGAACCGGGCTATGATAAGGTGACCGGATTCAGTCGGGCGGTGGAAACAGACGTACATGACGGAAACAAGGATGACATTTCCGGCATTTGATGGTTGGGGCTTTGCACATTCACGATATGGATATCCGAAGGGGTAGCCCGGCACTTAGTCTGTTCAAGTAATGCATGGTCATTTTTCGATTAAATGTCATTATTCCGGAAGGTAAGTCCCGCTGCCATATCCCAATGTCTTATAA